TCGATAACGTGTATCGCAAAATGCGGATGAAGGGCGAGAGCATTGAGCGGCAATGGCCGGATGCCAAGATCCCCGACGAGATGCAGCGCCGGATCGAGCAGAAACCGACCGACGACATCGAGCTGCTCGAGGCGACGATCTACGACTACACCCGCGGCGACTATTGCTACCATGTGATCGACAAGATCTCGAAGGAAGAGATCGTCTACCGCAGGAGGGCGACCAGTCCCTGGGTCATCAGCCGGTACATGAAGGTCGCTGGCGAGATATACGGGCGGGGACCGCTGATCACCGCGCTGCCCGACATCAAGACGCTGAACAAGACCAAAGAGCTGCTGCTGAAGAATGCGAGCCTGGCGGTGTCCGGTGTCTACACCGCGGCAGATGATGGTGTGCTGAACCCCAACACGGTGAAGATCGTGCCGGGTGCGATCATCCCGGTTGCGCGGAACGGTGGACCGCAGGGCGCATCGCTGCAGCCGCTGACGCGCTCGGGTGACTTCAACGTCTCTCAGCTGGTGATCAACGACCTGACAGCAAGCATCAAGCGCATCCTGCTGGACGAGTCCCTGCCGCCTGACAACATGAGCGCACGGTCTGCAACTGAGATCGTCGAGCGCATGAAAGAGCTGGCGCAGAACCTCGGCAGCGCGTTCGGTCGCCTGATCAACGAGACGATGATCCCGTTGATGAGCAAGATCCTCGAGGTGCTGGACGAGCGCGGGCTGATCGATCTGCCGCTGCGGGTCAACGGTCTGGAGGTGAAGGTCAGTCCGGTTGCACCGCTGGCGCAAGCGCAGAACATGGAAGAGGTCAACGCGATCATGCAGTTCATGCAGCTGTCGCAGGCAATGGGGACCGATGGCCAGCTGGCGCTGAAGATGGACCGGGTTGTGGACTATGTGGCCGACAAGCTCGGTGTCCCATACGGGGTCAGGAACACGGCGGCAGAGCGGGCTGTTCTGCTCGAGGAAGCGCTTGCCAAGCAGCAGCAACAGATGGCTGCAGAGGCTGCGATGATGCAAGCGGCGGGCGCTCCGCAAGGCGGCGCTCCGGTTGACCAGCGACTGATGGAGGCGCTCAATGCGGGATGATGTAGCGCGAGCGGCAGCTGCCAAAGCAATCGAGATCGCGCAGAAGGCGCTGACCAGCGCGAAGCCTGGCCCTGCCGGTCCCGCTGGCCCAAAGGGTGAACCCGGTCTTGTCAGGCTCGAGACGGTTCCGGTGCCGGGGCCGCAGGGCGAGAAGGGCGAGAAGGGTGACCGCGGATCGACCGGGCCTGTTGGTCCGTATGGTGCGCCAGGGCCGAAGGGCGCAAAGGGCGATACTGGCCCGATGGGGCCGCAAGGTGATCGCGGTCCTGCTGGTCCTGCTGGCAAGGACGGTGCTGATGGCATGACAGGCGCACCCGGTCCGATGGGGCCGCAAGGGTTGCCGGGGCCGATTGGTCCGATGCCGAAGCATGAGCGCAAGGGGCTGATGTTCCGGTTTGAGAAAGCGCCTGGACAATGGGGCGACTGGATTGTTGTGCCGACTGGTGGCGGTGGTGGTGGCCGGGATGACAAGCTGACCGACCTTCAGGCGCAGTTGGTTCAAGTCGGAAACCTGATCAAGCAGCAGGGTTCAAATGCTGGCAAGGTTATCGGGACGAATGGGACGGCGCTCGAGTGGGTGTCAAGCGGCGGTGTCACCTCTGTCACCGCGTCTGCACCTCTGGCGTCGAGCGGTGGGGCAACGCCGAATATCAGTCTGACCGGAACGGTTGCCGCTGCCAATGGCGGGACAGGCATTGCTTCCTATGCGGTAGGCGACCTGCTCTATGCGAGCGCAAGCACAACGCTGGCAAAGCTGGGCGTTGGCGCTCCGGGTGAAATATTGCAAGCTGGCGCGACAACGCCAGAATGGGGGATGCTGTCTGGCAACACCACCACGATTCAGCTTAGAAACAGCAGCACACCCGGATCGGTTCCGACTGCTCTGAGCCTGTCCGCTGGTGAGTTGGTGGTCAACACCGCTGACGGGAAGTTGTATTTCAAAGACAGCGGCGGGACGGTCAAGGTTCTGTCGCAGGCCGATCAGATCGCTCCGCTGACGACAAAGGGCGATCTGCTTGTCAACGATGGCACGAGCAATGTGCGTCTGCCTGTCGGTACTGATGCTTACGTTCTGACCGCTGATAGTACTCAATCGTCTGGTGTGAAATGGGCGCCTGGAGGTGGTGGCGGCGGTGCAGCAAGCGCAGACATCCAAGAGTTCACCAGCACCGGGTCATCGACATGGACGAAGCCTTCCGGTGCGAAGATGGTTTATGTGCTTTTATTTGGTGGTGGTGGAGGCGGCGGGTCTGGCAGGAAACGGTCTGTTAGTGGTCTTGCTAGTGCGGCAAGCGGCGGCTCGGGCGGCGGTGCTGGAGGTAGGACAGAGCTTTGGATTCCTGCGTCTTTGCTAGGGGCTACTGAAACAGTAACGGTCGGCGCAGGTGGTACGGGCGGCGCTGCTCAGACTACAAATGACACAAGCGGAAACGCTGGTAGTGGCGAAACAAGATCCAGTTTTGGATCTTTAGCTCTAGCAAGAGCTGGATCGTCTGGTTCTGGTGGTACTACAGCAACCATCTCGGGTGGACAAGGGGGTGGTGGTTTAACTGAAACAAGTTCGAGCGCCTCTTATTATGATTCAAATGGCGCGAGTGGTTCTATAACCAGCGGAGGAAACGGTAGTCGCGGTGGGTATAAAGCTGGAGGAGGGGCTGGTGGTGCCGGGTTTACAGCAAGCAGCTCTCTTGCGAGAGTAGGCGGGGCGGGAGGACTTGGGGGAGCTTTGTTTGATACCACAACATCATTAACTGCTGGAGGTGGTACTTCTGGAAGCACAGGCTCCCCGAACGGTGGCCCCGGCGCAGCGGCATCTTCTCGCTTTGTCGGTGGTTCTGGTGGTGGCGGCGGTGCAAGTGACAGCACTACTGCTGGCAACGGCGGCGCAGGTGGCTACCCGGCAGGGGGTGGTGGTGGCGGTGGCGCAGGGTACACAGTCAACTCCGGTGCTGGTGGTAATGGCGGCAACGGTTATGTCCGTGTTGTGACCTTCTTCTGACGAGGACAAGATGCCAAGACAATTCCTCCTCAATCCTGATGGTAGCGTTCCTGCGAACGCCAATGTCGAGCTTCTGCAAGCAGAGGGCATTCCGCTGGTGTTGCCGACAGAGATGCCAAGGCAATCCGGCATGATCGCTATCGAGCAAGATCCGCAGCAGGACGAGCATGGAGTCTGGCGGCAGGTGTGGGTGCTTCAGCCTGCGCCAGAGCCTGAGATTGTCCCGGTCGATCCGCTGGCTGCGCTGACCGATGAACAGAAGGCTGCGCTTGTTGCGTTGCTGCAAGGAGCGTCTGCATGAGTTGGGACGAACTCGATGCGATCACGCTGGATGTGCGCGATGTCCAGCAGAGCAGGGACGACCTCGACAGGTTGACCATGCGGGTATTCGGAACTGAGGATGGCCAGAAGCTGCTGATGGTGCTGAAGGCCACCTACGTCGATGTGCCGGTTGCCGCGCCCGGTACTGATCCATCGTTCGCATACTTCGCTGAAGGTCAGCGGGATGTGATCCGTGGATTGATTGCGCGGATTCAACGAGCAAGGAAGCTATGAGCGAGCAAGCAAACGAGCCTGGCAGCGCCAGCCTACTCGATTCAGCAGCACCCGAAGCAGCGCCTGCTGAACCGAGCAGGACAGAGATCAGCCACAAGGAGGCTGCGCCAGCTGCTGCCGCATCGTCAACGGATGACGAACCGCTGCAGCGACCGGACTATTGGCCAGAGAACTTCTGGAAGAAGGACGATAACGAACCGGATCTCGAGGGTATTGCCAAGTCCTGGCGGGATCTGCGAGCGAAGATCAGCAAGGGGGCGCACAACGCACCGGCTGATGGAAAGTACGATCTGAGCAAGTTCGGCGAAGCCGCTGCCGACAACCCGATGGCCGAGGTGCTGACCAGCTGGGCGAAAGACAACGGACTCAGCCAGGCATCATTCGACGATCTGGTGGTGCAGCTTCAGGAACGGGCGAAGGACACGATGTCAGGCGATATCGTTGATCCCGGCACCGAGCTGAAGAAGCTGGGGCCGAATGGCCAGGCTATGGTCAACGGCATGGCCGAGTGGGGCCGCGGCATGGTCAAGAAGGGGATCTTCTCGAACGAGGACTGGGAAGAGTTCAAGATCGCCAACGGCACCGCTGCAGGTCTGCGGATGATGATGAAGCTCCGCGAGACTTACGAGGGCCGGGTGCCGATCCAGTCGATGCCGATGGAGAATGCCCCGAGCAAGGAAGAGCTGTATCGGATGGTCGGCGACCCGCGTTACAAGACCGATGATGCCTACCGGCAGAGGGTCGAGCGACTATTCGCTGCAGTTGTGCAATAATCACCCTGTTGGTCGCGTCTCCTCCTTCCCGCCCAGCGCGGGTTGCACCCGGCTCAGTCCGGGTGTTTTTTTGTCTGCTTGCAATGCGATATCGTTTCGGTTATCTTGATAGGTAAGGCATATCGGGATGCAATGTCTCGACCCTGACAGCGGATGAATCCGACGAGTGGCTGACCGTAATCAGCAAGCGAGGCCCGCAGCAGCGGCTCACCAGCGCGACAACCCTGATCATCAACCGAATGAGGTAATCAAATGAGCGTTTCTCTTTCGAACGCCTTTGTGACTCTGTTCGATGCTGAGGTGAAACAAGCCTACCAGGGCAAAGCAATGCTGGTGGGTGCGGTTCGTCAGCGTCGAGGAGTCGAAGGCTCAACCGTCAAATTCCCGAAAGTCGGTCGCGGCGTGGCTACGGCTCGCGTGACTCAGACCGATGTCACCCCGATGAACGTCGGGTTTTCGACCGTCACCTGCACGTTGGGCGATTGGAATGCCGCAGAGTATAGCGACATCTTCTCGCAGCAGAAGGTCAACTTCGATGAGCGTCAAGAGCTGGCCCAGGTGGTCGGCGCTGCAATCGGTCGCCGCCAGGATCAGATGATCCTCGACGCGCTGAATGCTGCGTCTGGCACCGGCACGGTGGCGAACTCAATTGGTGGCGCAAACACCAATATGAACATTGCCAAGCTGCGCGAAGCCGCGAAGATCCTCAACACCAAGAATGTCCCGGCTGAAGGTCGGAACATCATCATCCATGCAAACTCGCTGGCCGCGATGCTGGAGCAGACCTCGGTGACGAGTTCTGACTTCAACACCGTGAAGGCGCTGGTGCAGGGTGAGATCAACCAGTTCATGGGATTCACGTTCCATGTCTTGGGCGATCGGACTGAGGGTGGCCTGCCAATCGATGGATCGTCGGATCGGACGCTCTATGCGTTCCACCGTGACGCCATCGGTTATGCCGAGGGAATCGCTCCTCGCACCGAAATCAACTACATTCCCGAGAAGACGAGCTGGCTGGTCAATGCTCTGTTCTCGGCGGGTTCGGTTGCGATCGATGCCGAGGGTATCGTCAAGATCACCGCCCGCGACACCGCGGCTGCGGCTTGATAGGAGGGTCTGAAAATGGCTTACTCGGCTGACGGTTTTACCGCATACAGCGCTTCCAAGCGCGGCAATGCGCCTTCGATGTACGGGTACAAGACGACCGACGCAATCGCGGATGTCAATACGGCGGGTTACTTCAATTCGCTGTCTACCATCCTTGAGGTCGGTGATGTGATCCATTGCGTGACCTCGACCGGCACCACCGCGGTTGTCACGCTGGTCTATGTGGTCAGCAACGCATCCGGTGTTGTGGATGTGACTGACGGGACCACGTTGTCGGCAACTGATTCGGACTAACCGGATCTGATGCAAGAGGGCCAGCTTCTGAGTAATTGGAGGCTGGCCTTTCTCACATTGAGGGAATGACATGGCAGCGGGCGACACCGGGGTTTCGATCAGTTCTGATGCGCTGATTCTGCTGGGCGCGAAGGCGATCTCATCGTTCAACGATGGCACCGACGAATCGTCTGTCTGCGACCGTCTGTATCCCGATGTGCGCGACATGACCCTGAGCATGTACCGCTGGAGCTTCTCGATGAAGAAGTCCGGTCTGGCGCAGCTGGTCACCGCACCGGGCAGCGTCTGGCGTTATGCTTACCAATTACCGGGTGACAGGCTCGGCAACCCGATTGCGCTTTACGAGTCGGCTGCGGTCGGCAGTCCCGTTCGCAAAGAGTGGGAGATCCAGGGTGATCAGGTTCTGACGAACCTCCCGACAGTCTTCATCGACTACCAGTATTCTGTGCCGGAATATGCGATGCCGCAATACTTCGTGCAGCTTCTGAAGTATCAGCTGGCCTGGCACATTGCCGAGGCGATCACCGAGCAGGGCGACAAGGCTGCGCGGTGGCAGCGT